AGTAAAGTTTGGTGAAAGAAAAGGAAAAGTATAAGTTATTGAACCTGATGAAAAAGCATTAGTGGTTGTCTTTAATGAAATAAAAAATCAACTAAAAATATTTTACCAAGAAACAGAACTAAGTAGTGCATCATTTGCAACTGACTTAGATGGTGATCTAGCTTTTGGTTATTTAGTGCAACAGTGTAAGGAAAAAATAGAACAATGGGGAAGGACAGCATGGATCGGAAAAACAAATTAAATTTAAAATCAAGCTCTATGATGTTTAGAGAATGGGTCACACAAATAGATAATGTTTTATCCAAAGTTGAAACTCATAAACTAGATGGCAGTTTGTTAACCAAAGAAGACAGTGCATTTCATAATGCACGAACTGTGTTAGCTGAGTGTGCAGTACAATGTAAAGCTGCCCCTGCGTATGTAATCAACGAATGGGTTGCATCTGATTTGATCGAAGACGAGATTGAATCACGAAATGCGGAAATGGAAAAAGATGAAAGATAAAATTACAAGTATGGTTTTATTAATCACTTTATTAATTTTACCACCTAAAATACTTTTAGGATTGATTGCCTTTTTATATTGGGTGGTTGTTTATTAGGAGGAGAACAATGCAATTAAAAGAACAAAGATCTTGGAAAGATAAAAGAATAGATGCAATTCATAGATTGTCACAACTAAAAAATTGGACAAAATTTGATGATGCACATCCTTGCTTTGATGAGTGGCAACTTATTATAAATAGTAAGGCTAAAACTAAAAAAGAATATAAGGAGCAAAACAATGGACATAAATAAATGGAAAAGTGTAGCGGTTGACATAGATAATTACTACATCATAAAAGCAATGGGTCACCATGGACGTAGAAAACCTGGAGCTCAAATCGCTAAGTTAGTAGACTCAGAAATTGCTAAATTAGCTGTAAAGAATAAAAAAAATAGTACATCCTTTAGATCAGAACTAATCTCACAAGGTAAATCCCTAGATAAAAAATAACTAAATATAGCGGTGAGACATAAAATTAATACTTGATTTTGTGTTTCACCGTGTTATAACTGATTTGTATTCCTCAAAACCCGATGAGAAGTAGGGGTTTCAAGCTACTTATCAATCCAGCAATAACGAACGACAATTTTATTAATTTTAATTAAGGAGATTGTTTATGACAGACGCGGTTAGAAAGCCTTTAAGTGAGGTGTTAGATCAGGCATTAGAAAAACTAGTGTTGATTTGCCCTAATAAAAAAACATTTGATGAGCTGACTTCCGTTATGTTTCAACTTTATTGTGGAAATGATTTTGGGATGGGGAACGCGAGTGTGCAGTTTTTAGAAAAAACTGAACAATGCTGGAAGCAAGGACGTAAAAAAATCGCTTTGAGAAAAGGATTGTCCATTGTTCATAATGCATAGCCATCAGTATCTACATCCATGTCTTTTCCCTGATGGTTATGCAAATGACTGATTTATTTGATGATTTAGCAGAGAATGTCCATACGATGGACGGATTAAAAAGAACTCATTTCATCGATTCCATATATAAAGATTTTGAAAGATCTAAACGAGTCTCCGATACAACTATGGAGGGTTTCTACCGTGTCTTTCTCGCCACACTTATTAAAGATTATGGGCACTGAAGTTGCTGAGCAATTATTAGACCCACATAGAACTGCTGAACAGAGACTTTACCAAGCTATAATTGTACAAGCCTTTGAAGATTGTTTGTATACCAATGGCGGTAAGAATGAATCTTACAACAAGCGAGCGGCACATGATTGGTTTTTAAAAAAGGATACTGACTTTGAACAAGTTTGTTGGTTGGCAGGATTTGACCCTGATCATATTAATTACCAATATAGAAAATGTTTAAAAGAAAAGGTGATCTATTTTACCAGTGTTCAGTTGTATTGGATAGACTACAAGGAAGCTTATAAGGATTATAGAGAAGCTGAGGACAAGGAACAAAGAGCTAGTGTAAGAACTAGAATTACAGCAATTCGTAAAAAACTTAAAATATAGACTTAGATACCTTAAAAGTATGTAGTTTAAACGCTATTAGAGAGCCGTAGGTGCGTGAATCGGTGTGGGGTAAGGGGTAAGACAGGGTAAGGCAGAATGGACAACGGATAACGGACAATTTTATGGGGGTAGTAACTTTCGTAAGCCACCCCCAATGTATGAAATAAAACACAACAAAGTTGTGCCCGAATTATAGCGAAAATTATTTAAGTTGTAAAGTTTTAATTAAAAATTTCTACTATATAGATTTTACAGACCCCTTATCATGTTTTTGTACCCCCGCACATTAGGTGGGTCTGGTGGGTCTCAAGTAACTTTTTCGATTATTAATTAATAATAGCAACACTTTTAGACTTTTTTATAGTGGGTCTCTAGGTGGGTCTCAGGTGGGTCTAAGACCCACCAAAATAGTCAATATTCCTTGCGGACAGGAAAATGCTGATCAAGGGTATACTTACAAAGGATACAGAAATCTATATAATAAAAATTATGGTAGCTAAATATATAGGACAAGAACTTTTAAAAGCGGGTAAGAAAAGGATTTCTCGATATTTAAAAAGGCCAACTCCAGCTGATAAAAAAGTAAGTGCTGGTAGCCCAGGGCCCGTGCCTTTAAGTAAACAATCTCAAATCAAATCTACTTTAAGCGGTGGTGAATATGATTTACCTAGAAATAAAAACATCAAGGGCATAAAATTTGTTAATGATAAAACAGCTACACAAAGATTTCAGGATAATGTAAAAGATTTAATAGGCCTTGATAGTATATCTGTTAAAATGCAACAAAGAAAAAAATTTAAACCAAAAAAGAAATTATTAGGTGGTCTATTGACTGCGGCAGGTAAACAAGCCGCTAAGAGTTATTTTAAAAGTGGTGGTAGAAGAACTAGTACGATTATGAAAAAATTTGGTGGCACAAGAACTGAAGCTAAAACAGATGTGCTATCAGGTTTGAAAATGCATACTTCAGATCAGTATACTAAAAACTTATTTAACAAAAGCATGCAAAGATTAATTGAGGCATATAGAAAAAAATGAAATCAGGAAAATATAAATATTTTGCGGGTGGGTTAATTGCTGGTAAATCAGGTGAATTACTAAAATTTATTCTTAAATCGCCAGGAGTGAAAAAAAATTTTAAAAAAATTGATGACATAGTAAAAGAAAAATACACTAGTGTTTCAGGATCGTTAGGTAAAACACCTCCTAAAGGTTTACAAAAACTTGATAAGCAAAGGGGTAAAGCAACTTTGATTATGGAAAAAATTAAAGAAGCAAATGCAAATTTATATAAAGAAACAGTAAAAGCTAAAGTAAAAGTGTTTGGAAAGTCAGCACCTAAAGGAACTGCAGAAAGAATGTTTGTAGCTAGATCTGCAAACCTTTATAAAAATTTAAACAGATACAAAAAATCTTTAAATCAAAAAGGTTCTGCTCTTTTAGAAAGATATAAAAATAAATACAAAAATAATTAATATGAGTGGTGGATTAAAAAAGAAAGAGCTAAGAACTGAAGATGACTTAACTTTAAAACAAAAAAAGTTTGTTGAGATACTTGTATCTAAATGGGGTGAGATTACAAAAGCCGAAGCTCTTAAACAAGCTGGTTACGAGTGTAAAGAAGAAAAATATTATTCTGATATAGCTAGTAAATTAACTAGCAGAAAACATAGTCCACATGTTGTAAAATATTTAGATAAAAAATTAGAGAAAGCTGCTGCTGTCTACGAAAGAGATAGATTGAGAAGATATCGTAGATTAGAAAAGTACGCTGACAATGCGTTTGCTGATAAGCAATACGCTGCCGCCATCAATGCTGAATTCAGATCAGGACAATTAGCTGGTCTTTATATCGATAAGAGAGAAGTAACAGTATCAGGATTGGAGGGAATGTCACGTGCAGAACTTGAAAAGAAATTACAAGAACTCACAAACAAGATTGATGGATTCAACGCAAAGACCATCGAGGTTGGACCAGAGACAGATAAACTTGTTAAAGAATAAAGATTGGCATTCTTTCATTACAGTCTTTAACGAAGTTTTCAATCCTGGAATGTCAGTTAACTTAGGGAAGGTCAATGTCATCACGAAAAAGAAAATTAATAAACAAAAAAGCTAAAGTTGAGATAGAGAGATATCCATTAGTTGAAGTTGAATGGATAGATATCGTTTCAGATGCATCTTGGCAGTCATTAAAAGATTTAGAAAGAGCTCAGCCAGCGAGGGTAATCACCAAAGGTCATTTGTTTTCTGATGGTAAGGGGTTAGTAAAAGTCTTTTCTGATTATGGTTTGCATGAACACGATAAAACTAAAATAGATGAAGTTGGCAACACTACTGTTATTCCAAAATCTTGTGTTTTAAGCATTAAGAAGGTATAAACCTACTTAATGAAAAAGAGAGAATCTTTACTATGGCAGAAGATAAATAAAGCACTGCCTAAAGCACATTTAACCCGCATAGAATCTAATACATTACAAGGAATTCCTGATATCAATGGTGTGTGGTCTATAAAAAGTTTTTGGATAGAATTAAAATCGGATAAATCAAGTTTTCCGAAGCTATCTAAATGGCAAGTTGCTTGGATAAACAAACATATTTACAGAGGCGGAACTGTTTTGATCTGCAATGAGACCCTCTTGGAGAGACGTCTGAAACTTTACAGACCGTTGTCCGCGATCACTGATCCTCGTTCCCTCGTTCCTGACTTCTCGTTCTCGTTTCCCGTACACTGGCCAACGTTCAGGGAGGCATGCTGGGATCTCCTGCAGCGT